TTGAGCTCACCTACGGGCAGATTAAAGAAATTGCAGATAGCATGCTCGCTGGGCCTTTTGAAGAGCCTAATAGAATTGTAGAAATGATTCAATATAATATTGAGTCTATGTCTATTGAAATGCTCAGAGACTCTATCTTGAGACTTCAGCTTGCAGTCTATTCTTTGAGTGAGCTTAGAGATAGATCTGGCATTAAGGCAGTTTGTGCGGAAGCAATCAAGAAAGAGGCTTATGCTGCATCATATATCGGACAGGAAGGAACTGCCGGAGTAAAGGATTCTAATACCACTCTTGCGATTTCCGAGAATATCGTTGCTCAGTGTCTCTATGACCTTGTAGCAAGTTTGGTTAAAACTAAGGTTGACCAGGTTCAAAGAATGATTGATTCTCTTAAAACAATACTTATGAGTAGAATGCAAGAATTAAAGTTATCAAATAGCTCTATTTCTGATTGATACACTTAAATTAATTTAAAAGTGTCCTAAAATAATTCGCTAAATTTAATAGAGAATAAACTTAGGAGATACTGAAAGTGGCAAAAATTTATAAAATAACTAATACTAAAAATGGTAAGTTTTATATCGGAATGACTGTTGATTCACTTGAGCAGCGATTAAAAGAGCACATACAAGAATGTCGCAGATATGAACGCGGTACAGTAAAATATAAGTCTAGACTATATAATGCAATGATAGCTGACGGTATACAGTACTTTATTATTGAGTTAGTAGAAGATAATGTACCGAGAGAACTTGTAGGAGAGCGGGAGCAGTATTATATTAAATTACTAAGGTCTCAAGATGACTCTATTGGTTATAATATCAGTAAAGGTGGCCGAGCAGGTCCACCGCAAGGTAAACATACTGAGCAGGCTAAATTGATGCAGTCAATCCATAATAAGAATAAAATTTGGTGTTATGACCCAAATACATTGGAGTATCGAAAAGTACTTCCTGAGGATGTACCCGAAGGTTTTATTATCGGTATGCTTGAGAGCCATAAAGCCAAATTAAAAGGTGAAAATAACGGTATGTATGGAAAAGTAGGTTCAAACCGAGGAAAAACTTTGTCAGAAGAGACAAAAAAGAGATCCAGTGAAACTAAAAAAGCTAGAAATAAAAATAGAAATTGGGCGTGGTATACAAATGGCTCAGAAGAACACTGGATTAATTTAAACGAAAAACAGCCCCCAGAAGGATTTTATCCAGGGCGAATTCCGAATAAAAACGCACATCGAGTTTCTATTGAAATAGAAGATTTAATTGAGCATAAAACGTATCAATTTGATGCTTACAGCTTCGCACAAGAAGCCTTAAAACTATCTTATATGACTATTGTAAAGTCTATAAAAACAGGATGTATTATCAAGAATAGATATAAATGTAAGCTAAAAACTGATAAATAAAGAAAGGATAAATTATGGCTAAAGATACAGAAAAGAAACTTACAATGGCAGACTTTGCCAAAAAGCTAAACAAGGAATATAGTAATAATAACCTTGTTATTAAATCCGATATAGTGCCTGTTTATCAGAGACTTTCATCTGGTTTGATGGGTATGGATTATCCTCTATATGGAGGCATTCCTTACGGAAGACTTATGGTATTTGCAGGTCTTGAGCACTCTGGTAAGACCACTGCTGCTTGTGCAGCTATTGCAGCATATCAGCGTGAAAATCCTGACAAAATATGCGTTTATGTGGATGTAGAACATTCACTTGATATTAAGTTCCAGGCAATAATGAACGGAATTGACCTTACTCATTTGTATTATATTAGTCCTGAAGGAATGTCAGGCGAGCAGATTCTTGAGATGATCCTTGAACTTGAGGATACTGAAGATATCGGTCTTATTGTACTTGACTCTATTCCTGCGCTCGTTCCTCAGTCTATTATGGAGAATGAGTTTACTAAGGATATGGGTATGCGCGGAAATATGGCAAAAGGTCTTCATAAGTTCTGCCCTACTATGTGTGATAAACTCGCTCGTAATAATAACATTATGATTATGATTAACCAGGTACGTGTTGCGGGTACTACTTATACTGGTGCTGCTATCTATAAGGAGCCGGGAGGAGATGCACCTCGTTATTATGCTTCTGTTAAAGTTCGTTTTGGTAAGAGAGTATTTATGAAGAACGGCGAAGAGATTAAGGGTGACGACGGTGAAGGAGCAGACGGATTCAGGCTTAAGTTTAAAATTACTAAGAATAAGACTTGTGCTTGCAACCGCGGTGGAGGATTTATTACGTATACCTACTTGAATGGTGCTGACACCGTAAATGACCTTATCGATGTTGCTCTTCAGTTTGACTTTATTAAGAGACTTAATAACGTAACTTATGCTCTCGTAAATCTTTCTACTGGCGAAGTAATCACTGACTCTGAAACCGGCGAGACTCTTCAGGGTAAGAAGGCTTATTTGATTGAGTATCTTCATACGCATACTTCCTTCAGAGAAAAGTATCTTGCAATGATTAAAGAGTTTATTTCTGCTTCCAATGACAAGTCTGTTCTTGATAGAGATTCTCTTAAGGAAATTGAAGCAGAAGAAGATGCTATCGAAAGACCTCAGGAAGACGAAGTTAAGAGAAAGATTCTCCTTGAGGATGCTTAATGGTTATAGGCACAGCAAAAAGAAATAAGGAAGGGGCTAAACCCCTTCCTACTCGTAGTTATTCTTCTAAACAAGAAAAAGCAGTATCAAAAGCAGTTGGCGGAAAGGTTCAGAAAAATTCTGGTGCTACTGCTTTTGATAAAGGTGACGTTATAGTCACAGGTAAGAACGGCTTTCTTCTTGAGTGTAAAACGAAGACTTCTGCCTCAGAGTCTATCTCTATTAAAAAAGAGTGGTTTGAGAAAAATCGTCAAGAATGTCTACTCACTGGAACTCCTCATCAGGCAGTAGTTTTTAACTTCGGACCTGGCGAAGAAAATCATTATATTATTGATGAATACTTATTTCAGTTTTTAAAAGAAAAACTTGATGAGCTGGAGGATACGATATGATGCATAAAATGAAACTTAAAAAAGATACAAAAACTATTTATTATGCTTTTGTGCAAAAAATGGAAGTTCCAGCAGATGCTACTGAGCGAGAGATTGATGAGCTAGTTTGTAAACACCTTAAAGAGCCTGCAGATTACATGTGGTCAGATGAACCAGATTTATTTGACCTTGAGAAATATTGTTGAGAGGTAAATTGTGGATATTAAAGATTATAGAATTATTGTAACTCTTGCAACAAGTCTTGCGCAGCCCTGCATTTGTAATGGCAGAACAGTTTATGAGTTAGATGTTGCAAAATTTATTAATGCTCTTGATAATATCTATCCAAATATTTGTATTCCAGTCTCACTGAATGGTGTGGTACTAAATCCAAAAGCTGAAAGTGAGGAAGAAGAATGATTAGACCAATTATAAAAGAGCAGCTTGAAAAATGTCAATTTGCTGACTTAAATAACTTTGATCCTAATACAAATACTTTTTATATTAAAAAATATTCTAAGCCTACATATGAGGTTAATCACTGTTATTTAGTTAAGCTTCCTTTAAATATTGTTAACGCCGCTGACTCTGTTTTAGCTGTTAACTGGAATAACGGAACTTGTCCTAAAACTCAATATCTTAAAATCTATATTTCTAAAGCCCTCGGCACGATGATTTATGTAGACAGTATTGGTTTTGATTTTGATACTAAGCAGGATCTTAGTATGATGTGGTCTGGCTGGCTCGATAGCTCGCAGCTAACCCAGATTTCTGCTTTATAGATATGCGCTAAATTATTTAGTAAATAAACTTAGACAGAGGAAAACCAATATTATGACTTTATTTGAAGAATTTAAGCTCTATGAAAATATGTGGGAACCACTTACTGAGGCGGTATATCTTGAAGCATTGCCTACAAAACCTGGTATTTACTGTATTATTTTTAATGCATATGATAGTGAAGGAAAAGCTGTACAAAGAAAATATATTGGATTGGCTAAAGATATTCGAGCCAGAATACAAGAACATTTAAAAGCAGCGCGTCCAGACGGACGTGATTATGTGGTGTATAATGCTATGAGAAAGCATCCATATAAAGTAATTGTACTCGAAACTCTTGATATATATAATATTACAGCACTAGGGAAGCTCGAAAAGAAATGGATTCAAGATTTACACACATTTATAAATGATAACGCTGAGAATGATAATATTAAAACTGTAAATTTTAATGGTCGAAATTATGATCTTACTTGTTCAGGGCCAGGTTATAATATGACTTTTGGTGGGGAAGGCGCCCCATGCTACCCGCCTGAGATTATTGATGAAATTATAGCACTATATAAGACAAATGAGTATCAGCACGTAAAAACTTATAAAGAGTTTAAAGAAAAATACAAAGCGCATCCGCAGTATAGTAAACTCAGCTATGATACGCTTAGATTATTTATAGAGGCCAATGATTTGCCTTGGTATAATGAACAAGAGAAAAAAACAGTAGTATATGCTAATATTGTGAAACAAGGTGAAAAACTTGAAAAAGACGGGCATAAAAGGTCTTGTTTAATTGCAGTAAAAAATACTACCGACTCAAAGTACCGAATAGTCTGTGATTCTCAAGCTCAAGCAGATGCTCTTGTTGATTTTATTTGGAAACGCTTTAAAGCAGATTATGAGACTGAATTTAAAACTTATCTAGCAACTCGTACAAAGCGAGAGCGAGAAAATTCAGGAGCAATGCGCATCAAGTGGATTATTGAACAAGGTCTTTATGATAAGTATCTAGACCTCAGTCAGTACGACATTAGTGCTATTAAAAGTACTAAAAAGAGTCTTGGTGGTGAAGGGCAGACTGGTATAAAAATTGCTACTGGTCGAGGCAGTCTTTGTAGTATCGCTTACAATGCTGAGTAAGTTTATAATAAAATAAAAGACGGTTCATTAAATTGGACCGTCTTTTATTGTATAATATAGTATATAAAAATATCTAAAAGAGGAAATAATACAATGAAAAGTTTGGCTGTAAAATATCGTCCTACTACTTTTGAAACAGTTGCTGGACAAAATGTGACTACTAGAATTCTTAATAAAGTACTTGAAAAGCAGGCTTTCAAGAATGCCTATCTTTTTGCAGGCCCTTCTGGATGTGGCAAAACAACTTGTGCCCGTATTTTTGCTAATGCTATTAACGGAGGCATTGGCGAGCCCGTAGAAATTGACGGTGCATCTAATAATGGAGTAGACCAGGTAAGAGCTATCGTAGAGTCAGCTAATCAGAGAAGCCTTATTGGTAATTATAAGATTTATATTATTGATGAGTGCCATATGATTACTTCCGCAGGCTGGAATGCTTTCTTGAAGGGGCTGGAGGATTGTCCTGAATATACTATCTTTATATTCTGCACCACCGAGCCCAATAAGATTCCTGTGACCATTCAGAATAGAATGCAGCGTTTTAATATCGCTAAGATTGGTGCTCAGGAAATCAAAGATAGACTCTTTTATGTTTGCCAGCAAGAAGGCTTTATTAACTACGAAGATACCTGCGAGCTTATTAGTAAGCTCTGTGATGGTTGTATGAGAGAAGCTCTTACGATGCTTGATCAGTGTGCTGATTTGTCTAACGATCTCAGCCTTGAAAATACTAAAGCAGTTCTCGGTGAGGCACCTTTTGAAAGAATGCTTAAGCTCACTAATTGTTTGATTGGCCACAATGAGCAGTTTACTCTCGTAGCTATTGAAACTCTCGCTCAAGAAGGTAAGGACCTTAAGCAGTTTGTAAACGAGTATCTTAGCTTTACTCTTGAGCTTACTAAGTATATCCTGTTCCAGAATATCGGTGCATCAAATATTCCTGCTTATCTTGAGAATGCTACTGACCCCATGATTAGCGTAAAGAGCACTACTTCTTTCGAGAATTCTTTGGGTTGGTTTAATAACCTTGCTACCAAGCTTCTTGAAGTTAAGAATGCTATTAAGTATGATACTTCAGTAAAGGCAGTTGTAGAAGCCTACATGCTCCAAATTTGTCGTGGCAATTAAAAAATATTCGTATATATGCTAAATTAAATAGTGATTAAAAATCAAAGTTAATTGTAGTAAAGGAATATTTTATTATGAAATTACATGAAGAATTTAAGCTCTATGAGAACCTATGGGATAACAAACCGGTAGAGCAAAATGAAGAAATTTCTAAGGGGTCTCTCAAAGAAGCCCGCAGTGTAGCTGAGATTAAAGCAGAGATTCGCACACTTATGAAAGAATTGCGAGATGCAGAAAGGGCAGAAAGGGCTGCTGCAACAACTTCGACTACAACTCCTTCTGTTGCCTCGGTTAGTAAAGCTAAACCTACTAATGTATGGGTTTGGGACATCTATCTTACTCCTAAGAAAAAGGGCACTTGGACAAGTATTCAAAATGATTTAGTATTTGAAACACAAGATAAAGCACTAGATGCTGCTTGGAGGCTACTTAATGAGCTTGACGACGAAGGAGAGCTTAGAGGCGATCCTGATGATTACTATGTAGAAGCTTTTGAAATTCCACTTAGCTCGGTATCAAAAGAAGTTCTTAATTATTCTAATCTTACACATTTAATATAATATAAAAACTTTAAAGACAGTTCATTAAATTGAGCTGTCTTTTATTGTATAATATTATATATAATTATAACTTTATGGAGTTTATATTTAATGAATATTATTGGACAAACTAAATTACTTTCAAGAATTGCTACATACTATACTATGGAGTATCTTCCTAAAACTTTAATGTTTATTGGTCCGACTGGCTGTGGAAAACATACAATAGCGCGTTATGTAGCAGAAGAGTTTAAGCTTGACTTTATAGAAATCGAAGAGTCTGTATCTGCCCAGGACCTTGAGGATTATACACATAAAACTATTGATACTCTTTATCTTATCAACTTAAATAAGTTTACTGAAAAGCAGCAGAATCAGTTTTTGAAGTTTATTGAGGAGCCTTCGAAGTCTGTTTATGTTGTCTTGATTGCAAATTCTGAGGCTGGTATTTTAAATACTATTCTTAACAGAAGTATTAAATATCATCTTGAGCCTTATACAAAAGAACAGATTGAGCAGATTACTAATACTTCTGTTAATGACCTTGCTTTTAAGATTTTTCAGACGCCTGGCAAACTTCTTAATTTAACAGAGCAGAGTTTTAACGATGTTCTGGGCTTAGCAAATACAGTAGTGCGCAGCATTAATAGAGCGACGTATCCAAATGCGCTCGTAGTGTCTACAAAAATTAACTATAAAGATTTGTATAATAAAATAGACTTTGACCTATTTTTTGATGCAGTCGAGTACCTTGCATTAGAGGATTATATAAATAATAAAACTGAACAGAGCTTGACCGTATTTAAAACAACAAATCAGTTTAAGCAATATACAACACAACAAAATCTTATTAAAGAAATTCTAATGATAAACTATCTTACTACACTTTGGGAGGCTGTACAATGATTTTAATGGATCTTAAAAAATTTATTACTGACAAAATTGTACCGTCAGACTTTATGATTTTTGTTAGTAAGGATTGCCCGTTTTTAGCTTCACAGTATGTAAAGGCCCTTGGAGATTTGTCTATCAGTGGCATTAATAAAATAAATAGTATATATGAACCACAGCAGTCATCTATTATGCTTCTTACTAATACCGAAGGCGCTCTTAATGTTTTATATACTGATACTTTTGATGAACGTTCAGAAGATTATAGTCAGTTTGAAAATACTATCGTAGTATGTGAGCAAGTATCAAAAGATATTGCAAAAAATGTGGAAAATTATATTATTAAATTTCCTAGGCTTACTGATTGGCAAATTTGTGATTATGCTAAAACTCTTTGTCCGAATGTGGAAGAAAGCGAGCTTATGTGGCTTGTCCAGGCGTCTGACAATAGTATCGAGAGAGTTTTAAACGAACTTGATAAGGTAGCTTTGTTTAGTAAAAACGAGCAGAAGGAAGTGCTTGCGGCTATTAGATTTGACCCGCAGACGGACCTGTATAAAGCTGACCTTTTTGATATTGTCAATGCCTTAGTTGAAGGCGATATGCTGACTCTTAATGACTTTATGAAGCATAATGGCTGGGACATTCACGAGCCCGTTGTTTTAGTAAATAGAGCGTTTAACAGCTTGAAAAATATTATTTTGATTTCTCAAAATGCAAACTTGTCAGCTGAAGACTGTGGAGTATCTGCTGGACAGTTTAAATTTATCAAATATAAGTATAAGAGCCTTAATATGGCAGCAGTAAAGCAGAAGCTTAAGTTTCTTGCTAACTTTGACTTGATGCTCAAAACGTCACAACTTGAGCTTAATAAACGAGACATGATGAGTTATATCATTAATAATATGTATTATAAAATAACTAACTAAGGAGGACCTGAATGGAAGAAACAGAACAGAAAGCTTTAGACAGGTTTTCCTACTCGAAAATCAGTGTCTATAAGCAGTGTCCTTTTAAATATCTGGTAAAATATAAAGAAAAGAATTTTGTTGATAGCAGTTCGATCGCAACAGAATTTGGAAGTCTCATTCATGAAACTGAAGAACGAATAGCAAAAGCACTTCGAAATGAACTGCCGATAAATTATATCGCGCTTAAAAATCATTTCATTATCGAGAGCAGAAAACTTGCTCTAAAGTATCCGGCCGATTTCGGTAAACTAGATAAGTCAGGGAGAACCTATAGAGAAAAAATATATCTTTATCTTGATTCTGCTATTTACCGACTTGAAAAATTTTTAAAGAATAACCCTAACTTAGTAATTATCGGTATTGAGCAGAAGTTTGAATATGACTACGACAGCGTCCATTCTTTTAATGGCTCTATTGACCGAGCATTTTTAAATATAAATACCGGTGAAATTTTAATTCAAGATATTAAAACCTGGCCAGTACCCGCACAGGACAGTGAGCTAAAAGTACCGCTTCAATTTGCTGTATATATGATGGCAGCTCAACAGCTTTGGGACACACCTTTTGATAAAATCAAATGTGAGTATGACCTTCCTTTTTGTGATATTGTTCAGCCCGCGTTATCCGATAATATCGTAGAAGAAGGAAAGGCTGTTTTGGATAAATTGTTTAAAGGAATCCAAAATGAAAACTTTAAGCCTGCTATCTCAGCGCTCTGTCATTGGTGCGAATATAATCCTTTAACAAATCCCGGCATTCTTGACACAAAGCCTAATGCAATTTGTCCTTACTTTAGCACTTGGCAAAAATCTGGTGATAAGGTGTATGATACTATATGTAAATGGGAAGGCCTTGAGAGTATTGGGGTCGATAGACAGCTTATTATCAGTCAGCTAAGGCAGGCTACATCAGCCTAAAACTACATAAGAGCCTATGAAAATAGGTTCTTTTTATTGTATAATATAATATAAAGGTTTAAGGAGTTTATAAATGAATTATCAATATGATTTAATTATAATTGGTGATAGCAAAGAAGGCAATCAAGTGGTAAAAAGTATTGCAATGACAAATCTTAATATTAAAATTGCTTTTATTAGCAGAGAGTTTAAGACTACAACGACACCTGATTTTTTAAATGTTGAGTACATAAAAGATGAAGTATTGCTCACTGATTATAAAAACAGACTTTTCGGTTGTTATCTAAAAAGTGGTAACAGACTTTATACAACACATCTTGTCTTCGCTATGGGTCAAAAATATGCGCCTTTTACTGTTAATAACAAAAAGGTATCTAATGTTTTCAATTCCACAGTAGATATTCCTAAAGAAGCTAAGAAGCTACCCGCTATTGTATTAGCGCATAACGAAGCTGATATTACTATGGCTTTTGATGTTGCAAAGAAATATAAGTATGTTTATCTGTGCCTTGACGAATTCGGTGGGAAATGCTCTGAAGTTGTAAATAAAAAACTGCTACCTAAGCAATCATCAAATATTGTTGTTTTGCCAAACACACACATCAAGAAAGTTTCTGCTTACGATGAAACATTAATTAATGTCGAACTCGATAATTACTCAACAGTACTTTGCGCAGCCATTTATGCTAAAACAGAGGTTAGTCCGGATACTGCTTGTATCCCGGCAAGAGCTGGTTTAATCAAGGCTAATGAAGCAGGCTATCTTGAAACTAGCGATATGCTTGAATCTACATTAGTACCTAAGTGCTTTGCAGTTGGAAATTGTGCTCAAAAATGTACAAAGAAAATGATAAATTCTTTGATAGAAACTATTTTAACAGATTTTGGAGGAACTTGAGATGTTGACTATTGAACAAAAGAATAACAATGAAATTAAGTTTATGGAGCTTCTTGCTAAGCTTAATATTGATCTTACAGAGCTTAATAAGTTTCTTGATGAAGTTGACTACTTTAATAAGCCTGCTTCTACTCAATATATGGGAGCTTATCCTGGCGGACTTTGTGAGCATGCGCTTATTGTAGCCCACGAGCTAGGCGTTTTGTGTAACGCTTATTACCCCGGCCGATACACAGAGGAAGATGTTATTAAGGTAGCTTTGCTTAAAGATATTTATAAGGCGACTATGTATGAAGCTTATATGAAAAATGTTAAGGATGAAACTACCGGTCAGTGGATAACTCAGCCAGCCTATAAAACACGTGAAGCTAATATGAGGCCTGTATTTGGCAATGCCGGCTTAAGTTCATATATGCAAATTAAAAAGTATGTCGAACTAACCGATGAGCAAATTGAAGCAATTCTTCATTCAAGTCCCCAGAGCTTTGATCCTGATATTCACGAGGTAATGAGAACATACCCATTGGTAACGCTTACTAGAATGGCCGAGATTGCTGCTACTTATATTAATTAATACTATGAAAACGGTCTTCTACGAGACCGTTTTTTATTATATTTTATTGTATAATATAAGGTATAGTAAAAAAGTTTGTAAAGGAAACAACTCATGAAAATTTTACTTTTTACTGACTTGCATATGTGCCCACGAGCAAGTATTATAAATAAATGGGGCACAAAATATCCAAGTAGACTCGAAAACTGTATTGAATCAGTAAACTGGCTAGAGAGGAAAGCTGAAGAGCTTGGTTGTGAGTATATCATCAATCTCGGTGACTTCTTTGATAAGCCTGATCTTACTAGCGAGACTATTACTGCGTGCAATGAAATTAAGTGGTCTGATATAATGCACTACCACCTTGTCGGAAACCATGATGCATCAAATAGCTCACTTACTTTTAATTCTGTAAACTGTTTAAGTGCTTCAAATCACGTTATTATTTCCGAGCCGATGATGCTGCCTTACAGCAATATCTGTTTTTTACCTTATATAACCGAATGTGATAGAAAACCACTAAAAGAGTACTTCCCAGAAATACCCAATCAACCACGGATTATTCTTTCACACAATGATATTAGCGGAATTCAACTTGGCCCGGTAATGTCTAAAACAGGATTTTCGATCGAAGAAATTGAAACAAACTGTAGCCTGTTCATCAATGGTCACTTGCACAATGGTCAAGCAATTACTACAAAAGTTGTAAATCTAGGTAATCTCTCTGGAAAAGATTTTGGAGAAAATGCTCTACAGCATAGCCATAATATAGCAATACTTGATACTAAGGATTTATCGCTGACTTACATAGAAAATCCGCATGCTTATAATTTTTATAAGATTCAGATTGACTGTGAGAGTGATATGCTTTGTCTCAATATGCTTAAGAATAACGCAGTACTTTCTATTAAGTGCGAGCAATCTTTGGTTGAAGCAGTTAAGCAAAAGCTAAGTACACTTAATAATGTTATCGAGTCGAGAATTATATTAGTTAAAAAGTTCGAAGAAGCTTCTGAGAGCACTACCGAGATTGATTTATCTGTGGACCATCTCGCTCGTTTTATTGAATGTTGTAAAACAAACATTGAGTATTCAACGCTACTGGATGAAGAACTTAGTGAAATTTGTAAGTAATTATTGAAGTCGACTTCTATATAAAATATCGTATAATATATTAACAGGAGATTTCATAATGACTACAAAAACCCAGTTGAGAAAAGCTTATAAGAAAAGGCTTAACTCATTAAATAAAAACTTTTTCAAAGACTCGGACTTAGGTTTAAAGATTTTTGTTGAACATCTTAAATTTAAGCGAGATATTTTAGCACTTGATAAGACTAATAAAAATACTCTTACAACTTTGGCGACAGCGATTGCTGAATTTGAGGCTTATCAAACAACCGAAGACACTGAACAGAAAAGTTTCCATTGGAATAATTTTTGTACCTTTGTTAGATTAAACTTGGAGGATTGGCAAACACTAGATGATTCAGTTTAAAAAGATTATTATACACAATTTTGGAAGTTACAGTCACGTAGAACTTGACCTACAAAATCGCGGCTTCTGCTTGGTATCCGGACAAAATAATTATACAAAAGATAATGCTTTATCTAATGGTGCTGGAAAATCCGGATGCTTTAATGCAATCTGTTATGCCCTGACTGGCGAGACTATCAGCGGCGTACGAACAAATTTAAAGAATGTTAATATCGAAGAACCTGACTGTTGGGTACAACTCGACTTTCTATATGGTAGAGATATATACAGTATTTGTCGTACAGTGACCCCAAAGACCGACCTTAAAATATTTAAAAATGATATTGACTTAAGCGGTAAAGGCATCAGAGAATCTGAAAAAAAGCTATCAGAAATTTTGCCTGAACTTAATAAAGATTTTATTGCTTCCTGCATAATTTTGGGACAGGGGATGCCCAATAAGTTTTCTTCCTTTAGCCCGAGTGGACGTAAGGATCTTCTTGAAAGACTTACTAAGTCTGACTTCATGATTGAGGATTTAAAAAACCGTATTACAGGTCGTTTATCTGAACTCACTCTAAAAATCAGGGAGTATGAAGACAGTTTACTTGCTAATCGTACACAACTTAACGGGCACACAGTAACGCTTGAAAGACTTAAGAATACCATAAGTAATCAGCAACGTCCTGACTTTGATAATTTAATAGCTCGACAGTCTTCCAAAGTTTCTCAGCTTGAGCAACAGAATACGAATTACATAAACCAAATAGCAGAAGTAGAAAAGCAGCTCGAGTCCTTAAATACTCAACTACTCACTATAACTAGTGAAAAATCAAAAGTATGTAGTGAAGAGCTGACTGCCTATAATGCGGCACGTGTAGAATTCTTTAATATAAAAGCTAATCTTGAAGCCAAGATAAACAGTCTCGAAAAAGAGATAGCAAAATTACAGGCTATCACCGATATTTGTCCGACTTGTGGACAGCATCTCCCTGACGTACACAAACCTGATACAAGTGAACAGGAAGCTACTTTACGAGACCTTTGGGAAGCGCTTAAAGAAACACTGGATGATATCCAGAAGTGTGAGAACAAACATAAAAATTACGTAGCTCAGATAGATGAAGCATTTAAAGCTGACCTTGACCGGCTAACTAGTACGACTACGGAAACAAAAAAGACTTTATATGTAGCCAAAACCGAACATACAAAAATTAATGCTAATTTAGAGTTTGAAAGAAATTCTTATAATAAACTTCTTTATGATAAACAAAATTGGGATAGCTTTGTGCTAAGACAACAGCAAGAAATTAGTACTATCGAAACAGAAGTTGCGAGGCTTACTAACTTAATTTCTATTACAAGCCTGGCTAAAGAAGATTTAGACCAACGTATTGCTGTCGTAAAGAAAATGGACCAACTTACAAAGCGTGATTTCCGTGGTTACCTACTTACTAATATTATTACATATATTGACAGTAAAGCAAAAGACTATTGTCAAACTGTCTTTGGTACTCGAGAGCTTACTTTGGAAATTAATGGAAATGCTCTTGACATTACATATTGTGGTAAGGCATTTGATGGTTTATCGGGTGGAGAAAAGCAGAGAGTAGATTTGATTTTACAACTTGCTATTCGAGAACTCTTAATCACTTATCTCGGACTTAGCGCAAATATTTTGGTGTTGGACGAAATTACCGACTTCCTTGATAAAAAAAGCTGTGATGCTGTTATGCGACTTCTTGAAAAAGAACTTCAGACGGTTGAATCTGTTTTTATAATTTCACACCACTCTGAGACTCTAGAAATACCAATAGACTCAACTATCACAGTGGTAAAAAATGAAAATGGTATCAGTGAACTAAATTGATAAAGGAGAATTTAATATCATATGTTATATAAAAAACCTGCAGGGATGAAGTATACTGAGATGTGTGTCTATATTGATCAGAACGTGCCAAAGATAGCCACTCCTGAAGAATACCCAGAAATTGAAGCTACAGTATATAATTACTTGTGGCTGCTTGTAAAAGCACTGGCAATAAAAAAATGCATGTTTAAAAAATTTGAAGATTATGACGGCTATTCATTTTATGCTGCGACTCGACTATTCTTAGCCTTACGTAAGAATTATTTAAATCAAGGTAAGATTATTAAAGGTAAACAAATTAGGCCGATAAAATCATGTTTAAACTATACTAAAGCTTTACTGTACCCAATGAAAATTGAGTATCAGCGAGAAACTTTTAAAGAAATTATTGAGGAAGAATTTGTATCTAAAAAGTTTGATGCTTTTGCTTTTAAAGAACAATTAAAAAATGATGCGATAGATTCTTCTGAAATGGCTTCTCAACTTAGATTATATTTACAAGAAGCTATTAGTCAGCAAGGTAGATTACTAAATGAGCTTCTTAAAAAATCGCCTTTTGGACCGTCAACTTCTGAGTATAAAAGTCTAAAAATATCTGTCTTACTAAACAGTATTAATATTTTACAAACGAAAAAGAAATTAGTCATAACCAGCCAACAGAGTATTATTCTATGGCACTTACCCAAAAACATGACAAATTACGTAAAAATTTTAGTCAAAGAATTTTTTACAATGATAAAACTTGAAATTATGAGTTGCTTTAAAGAAGCCTGCCCGACCGATGACACGCTAGAGGCTATTTTGCAAGCAAACTGGGAGGAGAACTACTGTGAAGAACAACACTAAAAAGGCTTTAAATAATTTACACTTATCAGACATTTACTCTCTTATGCTTTTTGTACTTTTTAAGATACAAGAGATCCCAGAATACGCTGTAACTAGTGAGCTATGCTATCTATTAGACGGGGCAAACATGACTCGTCTACTTACTTACTTTGCTGGACGTACAGTTAAGTTTCCTACTGAGGCAGAGTTAGCGGTTGTAACCAACGCTTTGCTAATGTATCAGTACATCAATCTGGACGGAGATACTTTTGTCGCGGCACAGAACAAGTTAGGAAAGCTTTCAAAAAAGGAACTGGATAAAGTGACTGAACTCTATATACAGCTATTACCCATTATGAAGCAATATAATATCGATAGGAGTCAGCTGCAAGGTTAATTATGGCAAAATTTGATAGAAGTCAACGTACATTTGAAACACGTGTTTCCTTTATTAGAGATATTTTCACCAATAAATATGAACCAATAGAAATTATGGCACATTGTATTCAATATAAATTGGATAAATCGTATGAAGCTTATTTTAATGATATTTTAAAGAGTGTGTGGAGCTTAAACGGCAAAGACCCAATAAAAATTTTAAAACAAATAGATAAGTAATGAAAGGACAGTAAATATGGCAGCACAAACAAATATTGTAACAGACGTAAATAATCTACTAAGGTTACCTACTAAAGTATCGAACGAGCTAGTATCTAAAGCCTGTCTATGTATCGGAAGTGCTATTAGTGAAGCTAAGGTAAAAGGCGAAACTCAGACTACTGTTAGTATAGGTATCGGTAGTCTGAGCGTAAATCTAGTAGACATGCAATGTAAATTTGTTCCGGGGAAAGAACTAAAAACAGCAATTAAAAGAGCCCTTGATTCTCAGATCGACCCACTCGAACTTCTATTGGAACAAACTTTTTCGGATAAGTTATTAGCAATGTGTGAAGAGGTGCTTTAATGTTAGAAAAAACCAAAGATAATCAAAACCAGGAAAATGAAACCATTTCTGAAGAGACTTCTTTGGCGCCAATCCCTGAAACAAACCTAGCTGAAATACGGGCTAACTTGACCGCAGAGTCCCAAAGATTAGTTGGGGAGCTTACTTTTGAGCGAGACCGACAAAAGATGCAAGCTATAGAGCAGCAGTTTAATGACATTCAGCGGAAGAAGCAGTTGGCTCGTGTGAGTAAGCTAAGTGATGTGCAGGATATGCTTACAGATCAATTCTATCAGCGCATATCTCAGAGACCTGACGAGATTTCAAATAAAGAAATGCTTGATGGTATGAAGGTTGTCCAGGATTTAATGGAAAAGAATTTGAAGCAAGCAGAAACAATTGAGGAAATTCCACAGCTTATTCAAATTAACCAGACAGAGGTCAACGTTGGAAATAATCTTAACAGAGATTCGCGAGAAAGAGTTAAAAATGCGGTGCTCGGTATACTTGATAGTATCAACAAAGTTCAGGTAGCACCAATCGAGTCCGATATAGATACGACTGATTTTATTGTAGAAGAAGAGGAAGATAATGGTTAAAAACGACATAAAAAATATTTTAGCGCGACTTGAGATTGAGAGTACTGGTAGATATGAAAATAAGTTTTATATTATTCCAATAGAAAATAGTGATGAGTATGCCAAGATGTACACTAAACTTAGCAAAAATGCGATTGATACTGAGTATCCTACTTTTGGTACAAATACTAATGATGCAACTGTTAAAATTGCAAACTACTTTGAGCTTGAAGAGGAGAATAATAAGTACTTACTATTTTTGATTGCGGATTTTCAAAAGGATGAATACTACCTTAAGATTGGAGACGTATAATGATTTTTGAGTACTCAGCTCAACGAACTTTTAATGACTCAATTGATGTGGTAGATATCGGCAATACTGCTTTGAGATGCACTAATGTAAAATTAGATGATTATTACATTATCTTAAAAACAATTATGGGTAAAACTTCTATTATTAAGTTCGGCCCCGTTTGCCCGGATATTGAAGTTTTAATAAATGACTTTGCAGTTACCTATAAAAAGATGGATTACAAAGAAGCAGGTATCTGCAAAGAAATTGATAAGTTTATAAATGATTTTAGAAAAGAAATTAACTCAATAGAAGAAATAACAGAGTATGAAGCGTGGCAAGCTTTTCCTGCTGTGCAGCAATACTTTGAAAATGCTTAAGGAGATATTATGGCAAAGAAAGACGTACAGCAGTATTTCTTTAATATGCTCGCGCAGTATCTTGAAGAAAAACAAAATTTAGCCGACTTTGAAGAAGCACTTAAAGACGGTCACATAACACAAGAACAAATGCAAGAAGC